CGATTTAATACCTAATACTGATACTGTTTTTGTTGGATAGTATTTGATAATTAAATCACCATCTACTTCTTCCAATTTTTCTTTTACTTCATCTTGATAATGCTTTAGATTTTGATTTGCAATTCCAGTTATAACAGAATCATATCTCAATCCAACATATGCAGCATTTAATTCTAATGTATAATGTACTACAGTTTTTCCTTTCTTAACAGCATGTGCCCCTATATTCATTAATGCCCATGACTTACCAATCCCAGCTGGTGCAACCATTACACCTAACTCACCTTTACCTAATCCACCATCAGTTAATTCATTAACAATCTCCCATGGCGTTTCTTGAGGGTACCGTACGGACTCTAGATATCGAGCATCTATATCCATCATGTAATCATGTCCAATATCTTTATCTCCACCAGCTTTTAAAGCCGTATCAATTTTAGCTTTAATATCCTCATACTTACCATTCTTAAGCAATGATACTGAATCCAATATAGCTTTTTTGATTTCCTGATTTTTACAAAATTCAATTGCTTGTTCTTTGATAAACTCTAAATCATCAGCACCAGTGTATTTCCATGCATCTTTAAGATGGTCCACGATTTGCGTCTTAAGAACATCATTTTCAATATCTGCCATTTTAACCTTCATTACTTCTAATGAAGGCGATGCTTTATATTCTCGACTATAATCTAATATTGTTTCAACTACCCATTGGTTGGCTTCTGATTCAAAATATGACGGAATTAATATATCAGATATCTGCTGGAGAAATATTTTATCAGTTAATAAAGATGTAATTGCTTTTATTTGGAACGTGTATCCAAAATTCGACAAACGATCAGTCATTTACTATTTCTTTTTATTTTTAATGTCATACATCAAATATATAATAATTTTTTAAATAATCAAATGCTAGCGTAAGCATTCAATGAATTAAATGAATTGAGCAGCCAGGTATCGACATCTTTAATAGATGTATATAATTTATCAACCATGAACATCTTTTTGAATTCTAATATGTTAGTTCGATGAGTTGTTTCATGTGTCTTATCAAGTATCAACATTTTTGCGTTACCTGATATATCTACTTCTTGTAACTGCATTAATTGATGGTTGCGATCTAATACACCTGATTCAATGCCTGACTGCACTTTCTGGTATATTTTTAATTTTGAATCAGCAACTCTATCAGCCGTATATTCTTTCATCTCATCTAATGAGACAGGCTGGTTTAATAGCATTGGATAATTTTTAATTAATGTTTTTAATCCAACGCCATCTACTCCTGGAATATTATCCGACTTATCTCCAGAAAACATACGATACATCAAATAATTTTTATGATGCATTCCTACCTCATCGGCAAGTGTTTCTGTAGTATACATTTTCTTTTTAACCGGACTCCAGACTTGGATACGGTTGTTAACTAGTTGTAAGAAATCGCGATCGGTAGATACTATAGTTACCTTTTGAGAATCTTTAGTATAAATTTCATTTGCGATATACGCCATGGCATCATCGGCTTCAATATTATCTATTGCCATAATATTAACAGGCAATAAATTTAAATATTCAATCATTCGGTTGAACTGTCGTCTCATCGAGGCTTGCTCATCTTCCAGATCTTCAAATTCATCATGTCGGTTGAGTCGCGTTCTTACCGCTCGATTGGCCTTGTAATCAGAATATATCTTTCTACGCTTTACCGATCCACCCTTACCATCGAATACTACTACACATCTGGTAGGCTTATGCATTCGTATAACAGCGGCCAATGACCTCATAAATCCAACAACACCTCCAATATGGTCTCCATCATCATTTAATGATGGTATAGCCGAGAAGACTCGGATGAACAGGTTAAGACCATCAATAACCATAATATGACTATTTCTGTCTTGTCCTTCCTGTTCAACCCGCTCCTCGTTGATTTGATTTAGGATTTGCTTGTATCTAGAATTCATCCTTCTTCGTTTACAAATTCATTATCAATTACTACATCATCAATACCAATATCTTCGCCTGGCTTATACTTAAGAATATATGATTTGCAAATTGCTTCATATATCTCAGCTTTCAAAGTATCATCATCAATTACTAGCTTTTCAAAATCTTTAGATAGGAATTTTACATCCTTTCCAGCAGTACTAGTATACGTATACCACGCGCCTGCTTGAGAAACTATTTTATGATCTTTCATGATATTTAGCCATCCACCATAATCATCAATACCAGATTCGAAATAGATATCATAATCAATCGTTTTCAATGGTGGTCCCATTCGATTTTTTATAACCTGTGTTCTTGTCTTAATACCAATAATCTGATCAATGCCATCTTTTTTAACTTTGATTTGACCAACCGACTTCAATCTTAGTCTTACTGATGAATGGAATGGTATTGCCTTTCCACCACTAGTCGTCCATGGGTCTCCAAAACTAACACCTAATCTAGTACGTAACTGATTTGTAAATAATAAACAAATCTTTTCACGTCCTAACATATTAGTTAGCTTTCTCATACCTTTGGATAGAATAATGGACTTGGAAGTTGCATAACCATCCTTATCATATTCAGCTGCCATTTCGATTTTAGTCGATGCACCCATTACAGAATCTACTACAATTGTAACCAATCGATCTTTATTAGATTTTCTAATTGATTCAATTATACTTTCGATTGCCTCAAAAATATCCTCGATAGTTTCTAGTGGAATATATAACATCTTTTCAAGATTGATTCCAATAGCCTCTAAAAAGTCTCGACTAATAGCATTTTCAGTATCAATATATACTGCCATACCACCTGCCTTTTGAGTATTGGCCAAAGCATGGGCAGCCAATAATGACTTACCCGATGCTTCAAGACCAGTAATCTCTGTAATCCGACCAACTGGAAATCCTCCACCTGGTCTATTGGATATTGCGAGATCTAGCATAGATGACCCAGTTCCAACCCAACCCTTTACATCTGCCGGTGTTTCTGTATCACCGTCTAGAAAGAAAGCTGTTTTATGATTGGTATTTTTAAACTTCTTGTTCAGTGCCGAAGCAAGCTCCGATGCTAACTGATCAGTCTGTTGGCTTTTAGTTTTACCTGCCATCTATAACCTTTTTTAATTACTTGTTAAACAATTCGTCAAACGCATCTGATACGTTATCGACTTTACTTACATTTCCTGCAGGAGCTGCCGCGGCTGGTGCTGATGCACTTTCTTCTGCCGTTTCACCTTCTTCTGGATTCAACCAATTCTCCAATGCCTTCTCAAGTTCATCATATGATGGTTCTTTGAAGATATCCGAGATGTTAGGTTGCTTGCTAGCTACTAGCTCCGCAATATTGCGATCTTCTGTTAGAGCCGATGTATTAGGCTTTACACGAATTGCTGTCTTCGGATATGTTCCTGGAGAATCAGATGGTGTAAATTCTACTACAACATCACGCCCATTCATTGGATCTGTAATATCACCGTAATCTGGATCTGCGATAAATCCTAGGATTTCAGTATATACTGTTTTACCGAATCCCCAAAACTTAACACCTTCAGATTCTTTACCTCTTACAACAACAGGTACATAAGTCCTCATTTTTGGTTCCATCTTCTTACCTAACTTCCATTCATCAGATACTCCAGATGATTTTAGTTTCTCGGAAAATTCTACAACCGGGTCAGGACGACCATATGTCATTGGTGATAGATAATTGCGTTTTGCAAGATCATAATGAAAATGCATTTCAAGAAATGGATTCTCTTTGTTGTGCTGATAAGGAACAATTCTAATTTGTTGCTTACCTGGTTCAGGCTTCCACAGATTGTTCTGCCTGGTTGTTTGTGACTGGAGCTTGCCCAGTTTGCTTCTAATTGCGTCTAAATCAATTGCCATTTGTTAATCCTATTTTTTAATGGTTAATAATTATTAATATAAGTACTTTCTTTCACGAATCCTAATGATTTGTAAAAAAGTATTGAAAAAAATTGTTATTTGTTATTTTATCGGATGCCTTTATCATCATAATATGGATCCGGCCGGCCTTCCGTATCACTTGTGATACTTTCTATAGCATCGCCAAGCATTTCCTGTAATTCAATAAGCACATCCCTCATTGCAAATATACTATCCTCGCCAATGGCATATGAACCACGTCTAGCGTTTCTAATTTCATATGATACCTTAGCAGCTAAATCTAATGCCGATGTTGTGCCATTCTCATCAAAATAATCTTCATTCCATCCATCGCTAGATTCCCATGGCTCATCATTACCATCCTCATCGTCATATTCATCCTCTCGTAATGATTTGGATTCATGTGCGGCCTTTACATCTGCCATTGTTGGTAATGGCTTACCTGGTTGACGTTCCCATGCATGAGATTCGTTAAGACGGTTACCGCCAATTCTGTTAAATGTATCTCGTAATGTTTTTTTCATTTTATAGCCTGTAAATTGGCAATTGCTAAGGCTAAGCCTCTTCGAATGCCATCATTATAATTATTTTCACCAAACGGTGTATCGAATTCTTTCATCTTCTTTGATAACCGATCTATAACGTCGGTTACTTTGCTTTCTGACATAATATCTCGAATCTCTTCTCTAAGCAATGTTCTGAATTCTGATTTTTTCATTTCGGTGTCCTTTATACAAGTTCCTTAAGGACTCGCTTCATTATTTTATTCTTAAGATATTCTTCTTCTTCATCCGATGGCCACTCGTACCCAGAATCCTCTGCCCAAGGTCCAAACCCGATATCAGATAATTTTTCCCAAGCTGCATCGATAATTCCGTCAATAACATCTTCATATTCATCTTTATTCGCTTCAATCCATGCTTCTGGTAATTCAGATGCATTTGTATCATCTTCTTGTAATGAATTGGCTTCATGTGCAGCTGTAACGTCGGCTAATGTTGGTAAAGGTTTGCCTTCTTCTCGTTCCCATGCATGAGCTTCGTTAAGGCGCTTGCCTCCGATTCTATTAAATGTATCTAGTAATGGTTTTTTCATTCGGTGGTTCCGTTTGTTATATTCCGTACCCGCCACCACCAAGTTCAGCAGCACTTTGGTACATCGTTGGTAGATATTGTGCTAGCACTTCATCTGGTGCTCCTTCATCGACTAAATCGCCTAGGCCACCAAAATCATCGGGCATTTTAGCCAGGCTCTTACCTTTATAAGAATCATCTGCCCACTCTCCAGAAAGTCCTTCCTGATTATATGGTATTTCGCGGAGCTTATCACTTAAATTATCTAACGCTTCGAATTCTTCATATTCGCCAGGAAAAAACTCATGAACTTGATAATGTGCTGCTAATAGCATATCAAACTGACGTGCAATATCACTATCATATTGTTCTCTGTCAAAGGTTTTCTTCATTTGTTTACCGAATTCCATGCGCTCGAAATCTGATTTTATATCCTCTCGAAGACTTTTACGCTTGCCCTCTCGAAGTAAACTGCTATCATTGGAGGATGTTCTTCCTTCAAATAATCTTCGGTATTGTGATTTTAAGTTTGTCATTCGGTGTTTCCGTTATTGCATATGACCTAATTGAATCAGGCCATTTACTTTTTTCAATTCTTTAACAGCCGCCGTTAATATAGCAATCGTACCATTGTTAAAGTTTTTAAAGTCTTCTGGAGTATCAAATGATTCATCTCTATTCATATAGCCATCCATTTTACCTGCCAATGCTGGTGAATCTGTAATGGCATTATAAATACTTTGATACTTATCATCCGCGGCCTTTTGTGCAGATGAAGCTGTCCCTAATACTTCATATGCCTCAGGGTCAAGTTGTTCATTTACTACCTTTCGGATTTCTTCTCGTAGCAATGCTCTGAATTGTGATTTTTTCATTTCGTTGTTTCCGTTTGTTATAATATTGATTTTAAAGCTCGGATTTGCTTATCAAATATTTTTGGCATAATTCGATTGTATTCTGCTGCATCTCTGTAATTACCATCGAACCAAGTATCATCTAACATATCTGCCTCTGGACCACTAAGTATATCACTTTTACGACTCATTAGTTTTTTATGCAATTGTTTTGCTATTGGTCCGTATTTTTTAACTACCGGCATTACTTCATTGCCTAATTCATTTTGAATTGGAGTTTCTATTAGATCATCAAATAAGTTAAGCGCAAGTAATTCAGAATAAGAATCGCCATCTTTAACTAGGTATTCCAATATTGGTTTGCGGTTGTTTTCTCGCATTACCTTTCGGATTTCTTCTCTGAGCAATGCTCTGAATTGTGATTTTTTCATTTTGGTGTTTCCGTTTGTTAATAGTATTCGTTTATAAATATGTTTGCGTTACAAATTCACTCGCCTATAAAAATCCAATCTAATATGCCGTAATTCATCCTCGGCTGTTAATAATAAGGAATTTTTGTAACGATTCCAATCGATAATGAAACTTTTATCTAGAACTCCATTGTTACATGATTTTACAACTGCATTTAATGCATTAACTGTATATAATGTATTGGTTTCTTTTTTACGGTGTATTGATATTGTATTACTAGTTCTTCTAGCCGCACCTGGTTCTATATTAAATGTTATATATAAATCGTCTGGGGTATCTGAATTACTAAACACAAACAATCTATTCTCTGGTATTGTGTAAGAGGCCGTGACATAGTCTATAATGATATTTAAATCATTGCGATGTGCAAATGTACATAGCAGTTGTGGCCTCACTCATTACCCTTTTATTCTGTAGTATTAAATATATCAGCATAGATATCATCTAATGCATTAAATAACCGATCTGGTATATCTTTTTTTACTTGAGTTAAAAATTCTTTACTTATCTTAGGAGTAGGCAAATCAATTTCAATTTCTTCTTTATCCGTAACTAAATCAAGAAATCTTGGATGTATATTTAATGCGTTTAGACCTTGGTCGGCACTGACAATAATATTACCTGCCTCAGATTTTATTCCCCATACTGGTAAATCAGTAATGTATATATACCCATTGTTAAATATATCAATAATTTCTTTCTTGTTAAAATCATGTATATGTATTATTATCTTATTTAATATTTTATTTTTATATTTTTTCTCTGCCCAGACAAATACTTCTTTATTATCCGGTCCAGCCAATTTATCAGCAATTGCATTAATGCGAGATTGAATCCGCTCCAGGCCTGGTCCTAGTTCTTTAATTGGTACATTTTCCACATCTAGGCCTTGGTCACGTAAATCTCTTAATTCTTTTGCTACAGCTCTAACGGTTCCTTTAGGAACTTGAAGTTCATCTGACCCAAGTCGAATATTTTTCCCAGATGCCGTTGTCTTTAATGAGATAGGTATGCCGGCAACTACTAAATCAGCCAACCCTCCACTTGCACCTGTATGTATTGCTTCTATATTAGTATCTTTATTTAATAATTTTGCTAATAAAACTTCTGATATCGTTCCTAAGCTAGACGGATCAAAATAATAAAATATAGATAAATATTTACTATATTGCTCGGCGACCTCCTTAATTGCTTGTATTAAATCTGTAACAGACTTTTCTGGTACTTCCTGGACGTCTGTACTATTCGGCTGGTCCTCATCTTCGGTAACCAACTCCACTGCTTCTGGTATAGATTTACCAACATTAGAATCATGTTCGGCAATTACATCTGCCAATACAAATAATTCTGATTCAGAATACGGAGCTTCTGCATAACCTTTTGGTAGTCGATAAAACCATTCACGTATTACATCATCATTAATATTCATCCTGCCCTAGTTTACGTTTTAAATAAATATCGACCTAAACCAATACTTTACTAGTTACGTCAATTAAATCATGTAAATCGGCACCTGCCTTTATCTTAACTGGAAAGTCTCCACTATTACTCATTGCTTTTTGAATCTTCAATATGCATTCCTTACCATCCTTCATATCATAATCAAATAGCAAAGAATCATAAGTATATAATATCAATTTGGTATTGTAATCGTTTAGTACTTCATTAACTGCTTGTATGGATGTTATACTGTATTCCGTTTCTGTTGCTTGTAAATAATAATTGAAAAGCTTTGTTGCATTCATTCCTGAGTTTGCAGCTCTGGTGATTCTTCTTCCAAAGATAGGAGTTGCAATATATCCATTCGCATGAAATGTCTGATATAACTCTTTTATGAATTCACCTGTCTTCTGGAAGAACTCTATATGCTTGTATTTGTCATCCACTCTCCCATATAGTTGCCGGAACGTTATCTGCTTGCTTTCTTCGTATTGCTCTTTGCTTAATTCTTCCGTTCCAAAATAATGCTTACCAAAATAAGCATGTATAGATTCTTTTGGCAAATCAAATCCTGTCAGCTTAGCCATTAACCGTAAATGATATGAATCATAATCCATCTCAATAAGCATTCCGGATGGATATCTAGATACAAATGACTTTCGACAACCATCCTCTTTATTTAGAGCAGCATAATTTACTCCTCCAAATTTATTGGATGGCCTCCCGGTGGATGTATATATATTGTATTCTGTATAAGCTGTATTACGAAATAAATTGTTAGTTCTGAATGATTCCAGGAACACATTGTAATCAACCTGCATTCCATTCTGCTCTATAGAATACAAATTATCTATCACCATATGGTCATATGTATCAAATAAAGCATCCTTTTCAAATCCGGTAAATGCTTTCATAAACTTTTTCACAATATCACCACATCTTTCATAATGTCGAGTTATTGGAATGATATCATTGATATTGGTTTCATTGTGATACCATTTGGCAAACCACGAATGAGCTTGAGTATCTGTATCTTCTAAATCCAATGATAAATTTGTTTGCCAATAAGATACCAAATCAGCGTCATAGACTTCGTTTGAATAGAAATGAGTGAACCGCTTCTTGTTAAGTACATAGATATCCTGGCCGGATACTAACTCTTGTAGACGTTCGGATTCCAGGCATATACAATCTTTATGATTGAATGGTACTATATAAGCATCATCTAAATCAATTAAATAAATGTATATGAATGATAATCGGGTGTTTACGTAATGCCGATATTGGTCTGAATAGATTGGAATCCAAAAGCTC